AAACTCCCTAGCTCTATTTCTATTTGTGGAGTAACTAATATCTGAATTGTTATCAGTTGGTTTGTTAGTTATATAAATTGGCATATCCCTATGACGAATGATATAAGTTACAGTCTGCTTCATAGCGACCTCCTACCATTTCATGACTAAGTTAATTAGTCTGTCCTGTTCATCTGTGTTCTCTTCAATCCATTCGTTTATAACGTCGTGCATTGCATCCATTGCAATATATAGTTCGCTTAAATCTACGACATGAAATGATTTAAGTGGAACATTATTCATATCCTTAACTTGTATACTGATACCGTCATGTCTCTTCATCGCAGACACTTTAAATTCGAACCCGTTAAAGTTTATAATTTTATTTTTTATCTCACCCGCTTTGTAATACATTCTTTTAGTCCTCCTTGTATTCTTCGTACTCCTCTTCGCACTCCTCGTTATCTTCTTCGTTTTGTAATTCATAAATTTTGTTTTTCAGTTTTATATTTTCTTTTTCCAATTTTTCGTTTTTTCTTTCTTCCGCAAAATACTTACCTCTGTAAGTATCTTCTTCTTTATCTTTAACAGCCTTTATTTCAATAAGTTTTCTGTACTCGTTCAATGTGATTGTTACTGTCAATTCTTGATTTGCTACAAAATTATCTTCTTCATTTCTGTATCCTGAGAAATCTTTAGTGTAATAATGTTGTTCTGTTTTAATATTTTCAGCCATAGTTGACTACCTCCGTATATTTTGATTTAATTAAGTTGTATATTTTGATGAACACTTACTGTTACTTGTTGGCGCAAGTAGCAGTTTTTTATTCTTCATAAAAGTATTCTTTATAGAATATGAAAGTTGCAATACTTGCGAATCCCGCAATTGACCACGCTGTAGTGAAGTATAGAAACGGCATGAGTACAATCGCTAAGACTGTGAAGCATAGTACTGCTAATAGGTAGCTTTTATATGTGTCGCTCATTTAATATCCTCCTAATACCATTTTTTATGCTTTCTGATCAAATACTCTTCCAATTTAGAAATATTAATCAGAGTGCCTGTTGGTGAATAATCAATGTATAAATTTTCTACACCTAAATTATCTTTGCGGTAATATTTCAACCAGTTGTATACTGTACTTCTACATACTCCAAACAATTGATGGATTTGTGTAGGTGTTGCGTATAACTTTTTCACAAATTTTTCTTCGCCTCTATATGTGTTTTCTGGTGTTGGTGGTACTATGATTTTTGGCATCTCTATCACTCCTTTAGATAAATGTTAAAGTTTGTTATTATTCGCCCTGTATTGAAGTTCTCTATCTAATGCATAGAAAACTTTGTTTATTTCTAAGTAGCTGTAATCACTTTTTTTAATAAGCTCTAATATTTCCGCTCCTAAGTTACGTTCCTTTTCCGTTAAATAGGATGAAGAAGCATCAGCTTTGCTAGAAACTTGTGGGACGCCTATACGCAATCCTTCTGATCTTGTGTTCATTTGTTTATGCTCCTTTCGTGTATAATGTTGTTATCAACCTAAGGAGGTGATAACATGCCCTTGATATCTGATGAATTTGATACACTTACTAAAGACCAACAATATATCTTGTCCGTACTCTACAAAGATTATTTAGAATGTGTAAAGTTAGGTTCGGTTAAATTAACCTGCAATAATTTTGGAAGTGCTAAAGATATACATACAAAGTATTTTCAAAAACTACATTTTGAAGATGTAAAATACGATTTAAATAAACTTAAAAACTCTGGGTTCCTAAACGGCGTGTATGCTAGTAACACTATTTATCATGTAACAATTTCAGACAAGACTGTTGTTTACTTTGAAAATGAGTTTAAAAACAATTTAAAAAGTATCATTGATAGCATTTCTAAAATTGCTTCAATAATTCCTGGTCTCTAGTTGGGTTTATAACTTCCCAATCATTTGCCATGAGGTCATCGGCTGAAGGTTGCCAATATCTGATAAGGTTTGTCCCATCGCTATTTGAAATGATGCATTGTAAAAAACTATCATTTGTTGGTAATATCTTAGTTCGATGACTTTCTTTCCAATCTTTCCGTGTCATAGAGACAAGATTTTTTGTAGCTATCTTAGTTGCTTCTTGAATGTTCATTTGTTATTCCTCCTTTTAAGATGTTTGTTCGATTGGGGTTTAATTTGTTTTAATAAAACCCGAAATTAATTGCTTCTAGTAGTTTAGTAATTTCAATCAAGGTATCTTCTAAACATTCTTCTCTTGTCATATAGATTTCGTATTCCCTACCGTTATGTTCAATTTTCTTTTTGATTTGTGATCCTTCATCTGTACCAAGAGCAAAGCTTATTTCTTGTTCAACTTGTCCTAAAACTTGTTGTACTACTTTTACTTTTTCTTCATTCATTTTTAAGTCCTCCTATTAAGCTGTTACGTTAGCTTCATAACCAAATTCAGTCATGATTTCGTGTATTTTTAATCTGCCTTTTTGCGTCCATCTAGTTTGTAGCACTGTGTCTTCTCTACCGTCAGAGCGTACAATTGGTATAGTGTCTGATTCTGTGTAACTCTTGCCCATGTGTTCTGAGTAAAGCACCCACTGTTTATTTACTTTTCGTTGTAATCTAGCTTCGTGTAGTAGTTTGTTTAACTTTTGTGCTGAAATCCCATAGTCTGCTGCAATCTGAGTTGTAGCTAATGTGCCAGTTGATTTTAAGATTTCATCAACATAATCTGCTTTAGGCTTCAACTCTCCCATTTCTTGCTGTAATAGTAAGTTTTGCTCTTTTTCTTTCTTATACTCAGTAAGAATGTTAATGATGTAATCTGGATTGTTCAGCGTGTTCTCAATTACACTGTCTGTTGCGTAGATACCGTGTTTGCGAATGGCTGGTAGGACGTCTGATGTTACCCAGCGTTTGAATCGTTTTGCTGACTCTAGTTTTGATGAGAAGATTAAGCTGTATAAACCTGATTCGTTGACTGCAGTAAGTCCTCGATTTGGCAAATTTTCTAAAGTCGTGTTTCGCGACGTTAGAATTTCCTTATCGTCTTCATCAACGTGTTTACTTAATGCGTCACGCGTATTCGAGTATCCTAAGATTTCTGCCACATCTTTACCTACAAAATATGGTTCGTTATCTACTGTTAATGTTCTTACTGGTAATTCTTCAAAATTAAATGTTTGTAATGCTTGCATTTGTTTATGCCTCCTCAAGTGTCTTTTAGGACACCAATTCTCCAAAAAAAATATCGTTCATTTCTTCTCTGGTTAAATTAAGAACTTTGACTATCGTCTTAATTTCTTTGATGTCAAATTCTTGTTCTCCTCTAATTCTACTATAATAAGCGCTTTTAGAAAGTTTTAAACCATGATTATTCAATTCTTTTAAAAAATCATTTACATGCATCTCTTTCATCGCTAAAGCAGAATAAAGTTTCGCTTTGTTCATTTTTCAACACCTCCGTGTCTTTTAGGATACTTCAATGATACATGCTAATATCAATCTAGTCAACACAAAAGTGTCTAAAAATACATTTTTATTTTTACTTCCTATATAAGTGTTGCTTTTAAGAAACTTTAGTGTTATATTCAGTACATACCTATTAGGAGGAAATTTAAAATGAAACCAGACATTAAAAGCAGACGTAAAGAATTGAATTTAACTCTAGAACAAGTTGGAGATTTAGTTGGTGTAGGTAAATCCACAGTAAGAAAATGGGAAACTGGCGATATCGAAAATATGAAGAGAGATAAAATAGTAAAATTAGCTAAAGCATTAAGAGTATCTCCATCATATATCATGGGTATTGAAGATGAGAAACCTCAACTTGAAACCATACCAGTTAAAAAGATACCGGTTGTATCAAAGATATCTGCGGGAATGCCCATATATACAGAAGAGAATTTAATCGACTACATATACTTTGCTACTAAAAATTTGAACTCTAATAAAGAAGAGTTCGGATTGCAAGTGTCTGGGGATAGTATGGATAAACTCTTTCAAGACGGAGACGTTGTAGTTGTTGAAAAGGATTCGACTGTTGAGAATGGCCAATTAGGTGTTGTATTAGTCAATGGATACAACGGTACTGTCAAAAGAATACGTTACAACAACGACCAAATTATTTTAATTCCTGAATCAAACAATCCTAGTCACTACCCACAAGTATATGGAAAAGATGACGAGGTTAAGATTGTAGGTAGAGTTGTAGCAAGTCAAAAACTATTCAAATAAAAGGGGCTGATTATAATGGATTTTGTAGCGATCGATGTCGAAACAGCTAACGAACAACGCAGTTCTATTTGTTCAATAGCACTATTAAAATTTCAAGACAACAAAATGCGTGATGCTATTTATACTCACATAAATCCTGAAACTTATTTTTCTTCTATAAACACTTCTATACATGGAATATCCGAAGAAGACGTAATGGATTCCCCTAAAATGTATCAAATGCATGAAGCTATTATTAGATTCTTAGATAACCATATAATAGTAGCCCATAATACATCTTTCGATATGTATGCTCTATGTGATTCTTTCAAAAAATACAATCTACCTTTACCTAGCAATCAATATTTTTGTACTTATCGATTAAGTAAAGATTTATATAATTTACCTTCATATAGACTCCAAGATTTAGCTGAACATTTTGACATTAAAAACGAAGAATATCACAATGCTTTTTATGATGCTAAAGTGTGTGCCAAAATTGCATATAACATATTAAAAGACCAAGATGCAAACTTGAACGATTTAGTCGAAAACCAAAATTTTAAGTACGGTGTGTTTGGTCAGAATGGATTCATAAAAAAATCGGCTAATAAGAAAATAGAGCTAGTATACAATGAAGAGTTAAACGATAAAAATCATATATTATATGGTAAACATGTTTGTTTTACCGGAGCGTTAAAAGGTTTCACACGGAACGAAATAGCCCAAACTGTAACTAATATTGGTTCTGTTTACGATTCCTCTGTAAAAAAGTCAACTAACTACCTCGTTGTCGGTAATTTAGAAAACCTAGAAAAAACTCATAACTATACCAAGTCAAGTAAGATTAAAAAAGCAGAAAAATTATCAAGTGAAGGACAAGACATTGAAATTTTAAGTGAAATGGATTTCTTAAAATTATTAACTACCTTCACTTCTGTAGAAACGAAAACGTGATGTCGGTTGATAATGTTTTATTGTGATTAATAGCGCCTATATGGCACTTTAATATAAAAGACGTCTATTTCAGCAGTGTTTGAAAGGAAGTTTATAATGAAAATAACTAATTGCAAAATAAAAAAAGAAACTATAGTATATGAAGTTTTAACTAGTGGTAATCAACCATTCACTTATGAGTTACCTAAAGATTTATCGTCACATAATGCGCGTAAATACTTGGAATTTATTTCACAAAAAATAGATGGCGATAAGTTAACCAAAGAAGATTCATTATGATTTTACTAATCAAAAAACGCCTACTAGTGTAGACGTTGAATGGTGGTGAGAATTTTATGGTAGATAAAAACAAAAAACAAGAAACTACTCGTAGTAACCCATTAAACAAAAGTTTTGAAAAGTCAGGCGCCAGCGAAAAATTAAAAAGCACTTTATCAGAAAAAGCTAAGAAAAAAGATTAATATTCATTCATTAAATATAAATCCAATTTAATTTGTTGTTTAAGGTCTACAAGTGTATGTTTAATATACAATTCATCGTTTGACGGTAAATCAGATACTTTGAAATCTTGTCGCTCAACCTCTAGTAAATCGAAATCGCTACCAGCTGAATTATAGGTTTTAAGTTCACCCTCTTCAATGATTCTGTTTTCAAAGTCTTTAATAACTATAAATACTGGTTTACCGTTGTTATTAAACAACTTGTCTCTTTTGTCTAATAAGCTTATACAATCCAAATTCAAAAACTTTCTTGTTTCATTAATTAACCAGATAATGAATTTAACAATTAAAGGATTAAATACAAGCACTGTTAAAACAAAAATAATTAGAAACCAAATATTTGCTTTTAGACCTGTAAGCAACTGAAGTAAACTCAAATTTTTTAAATCAACATTATTAAAAATTATAAAAGTATAAAACCATATCAAACATGTTTCAATAGAAAAAATCAATAATACAGGAGTATTGATAATCTTGTTTTTTTCACTAACTAAACCTATCATTGTTAGATATTTATATGGTATGTAACCTAAAACTCCTGTAAGAAGAAGCGCCCCTAGAAATTGAGTCATCTTATCACCTACTTTTTATTTTATTATAACATATTTAGTACCTAGTACTAAATTTTGGGTAGCCCACCTACCCTTATTATTTTTTACAAATTTACAGAACGTACGTTCTCTCAGGAGGTATAAACATGTGGATTGAAAAATTTAAAAACAAAAATAACGAAACTAAATACAGATATTACGAGAAGTACAAAGATCCATACACAGATAAATGGAAGCGCGTAAGTGTTGTGTTGAACAAGAATACAAAACAATCTCAAAAAGAAGCAATGTTTCGTTTAGAAGAAAAAATAAAAGAAAAACTGAACAACAAGTCGTCAAGCGAATTAAAAACTTTGACTTTTCACGCGCTATTAGATGAATGGCTTGAATATCATATAAAAACATCAGGTTCAAAGTTGACTACTCTTAATAATATAAAAATAAGAATTAAAAACATTAAACGATACTGCTCTGAGAACTTGCTTTTAAACAAACTTGATACAAAATATATGCAGATATTTATTAATAAATTATCAGATATCTATTCTCAAAATCAAGTAACCCGTCAACTCGGAGATATGAAAGGAGCTATTAAATATGCAGTTAAATTTTACAATTATCCAAATGAATATTTGTTAACTAATGTCAAAATTCCTAAAAGAAGAAAAACAATAGAGGATATCGAAAAAGATGAATCTAAAATGTACAACTATTTAGAAATGAACCAAGTCCTACAGATACGTGATCATATACTAAATGATAATAAGTTACAAAAGCGAAATCGCATTTTAATTGCCAGCATCTTAGAAGTACAGGCTTTAACTGGTATGCGCATAGGAGAACTACAAGCACTGCAGGAAAAAGATATAGATTTATTAAACAAAACTATCAATATAACAGGTACAATTCACCGCATTAAATACGAGAAAGGATTCGGATACAAAGACACTACAAAGACTATAAGTTCAAAAAGAAGTATCAGCATCAATTCTAGAACCGTAGAAATTTTTAAAAAGATAATACTGGAAAACAAAATGTTGAAAAGATGGAATTCGAGCTATGTTGACAGAGGGTTCATATTCACAACAAAAAAAGGGAATCCTTTATGTAATAATCAAATCGCCGGTGTGCTTAAGAAAACTACAAAAGCTTTAAATATGAATAAGAAAGTTACCACGCACACATTTAGACATACACACATAACTTTATTAGTAGAAATGAATGTTTCTTTAAAAGCAATTATGAAAAGGGTAGGACATGTAGATGAAAAAACAACCATTCGCATATATACTCATGTAACTGAAAAAATGGATAGAGAACTAACTCAAAAACTCGAAAACATTCCAAGTTAGCTTAAATCTGCCCTTTTTTTGCCCTTATATTTTTTACAAGCTTTATAAAACGCTTGAGAACACTGGCGTTAAAGCTTTTCTTGAATTAAACATATCATCATAATGTGATGGTTCAAATATCATTTGTACAATCAAAGGCTTCATGTTCTTAACAATATCATCTAAATGGTTATCTAAAATTGGTGACACTGCTTTTAAATCATTAAGAAAAGGCTCCCATTTGCCTAAAGTATTATCTAATTCTTCTAATTTAGTTTTAATATAATTACAAGTTACATTAGGAATCAGGGACAAAAATTCTTTCTTTTTTACATTTAACATTTCAATTGCATGTCTTAAATTCTTACGTATTTTGGGAATTGTATTAATCAAATATTTTATTACATCGACAATTTCCGATGCATATTCATCATATATACCTTGAACATAGTCTGCTATTTTTTTAATACCATCATCGATATGGTCTTTTAATATTTTCATTTTTCTTCCTAAATAATTAGAAGGTATAACTAGACCCTGTACCATATTTTCGCCGCTACAATTAATTTGGAAATTCCCATCTAAAATTGTTGCATCTTGTTGTTTCATAATACTTCTAATTTCTGCAATTTGCCTACCATAAATATCATTTTGATTTTTTATTCGCTCTATATTCTGTTTCACTACTTTCAAATGTTTCATCATTTCTTCAGATACTCCATCTCTGAAGTCGTGATCTATATTTTTGAAAATTTCTAAAATTTCATTATCTATACTATCATACACTTTTTCTATAAAAGATTTTATACCTTTAAACAACTCATTAATTCTTTCTTTTAATGCATCCAATGCAAAATCAGGTAATAAATGTTTAACAGCACTAATACTTTCTATTGTTTCATCTGCAACTTCTTCAAGTGAGTTTATTTTACTAATTAAAGTTCTTTCCATTTCTTCTAATTGAAATAAGTTAATCTTATCCTTAAATCCTTCTGATAATTGTTTTTTTCTATCTGCAAAATTTTTATTTTCATTTTCTGAGATGTTAAAACTTTCATTTAAAAAGATTACGCATTCTGCTAACATACCACTAGTTTCACCGGTTATCAGTTTACTCAACGCATCAAGATTTTCTAAATTCAGTTTAATTAAAGTTCCTTTTCCGGAACGTGCAATCGAATCTCCGGTCCAAACATTTATTGGAATTCGCCCATCCATATCTAATGTTATGTTAATAATCTTTTTTACCTTTTTTCCATTTTTAATTTCAGTATCTTTTACCGACTTTATTTTGATTAATGGTACGGTATCGTATGTGTTATTCTTTCTATTTAACTTCCTTTTATAACCTACATGGCTGTCTATTAAAGCATCTAACCTAGGTACACCATCATTAATGTTAACGCGTTTTCCTGGCATATCTTTGATGAAAGGATCTTGTAACCATGTTAATAAATCGTTGGTACTATTAAAACTAATCATATTATCAAAGCGTGGTCTAGCAAATTTCTGCCAAGCAGCATAAGGAATCATTGCTGAGTCAGTAGCAACAACTTTTTCATTCGGATGTTTCGCTCCTTGATATTTTGCTCCTGCACCGCCTTCTGAATTACCACCATTCGCCACAATTGTTTTGTTTTTGTAATTATAAGGTATAGTTTTGTATTTTCTTCTAAATTCATTTTCATCAAGAACCGAAGCATCTTTAATTTTTTGTCGATAACTATTTGCGAATTCTTCTACTTGCTTTAAATAATCTGTGCTTTCATTATCATTATTCATTAATTTAGCATTTTGGAGCCAATCATCTCCAAAACCCGATGATTTTAATGGATTATTTGGGTTAATTGCCTCATTAGATGTTCCTTGATAAATTATTGTCTGTTGACCAGTTGGATTCCCCTGATCATTAAGTAACTCGTATGTTTTAATATCAGCAGCACCATTCATATTATCATTACTATTATCATTATAATTATCTATTTGTTTGAACCGTTTTCCATTTACTTTAAAATCTTTTTTTTCATTTATATCTTGATAAACCCAATAACTGCTCAATTCTGCTATGTCCCTATCATTTATTTTATTCACTTTATATTCACTTACCCTTCAATTGGATTTATATCGTCATAAAATGGTTTTTTAGTATTTATACTAGATTTTCCTAATTGAATAGTAACTTGAGATTTTTGAGGCATATTGGGTTTATCTTTTAATTTATTACTCAATTCAATCACATCATCTACTGTATTGTCTTTAGTAAAGTTTTTCTTAGTTGAAAAAAGTGTAGAAACTGCATCAGTATTGGCAGTATAATTTAGCTCTTTTCTTGCTTGTTGCATACCTTCTTTAAATTCTTTATCATTTTTATGAATCAATGGTTCATAATATTTACGATATTCTTTTAAATTTCTTGATAAATATGTGATATAAAAATATTCATTTTGATACCCGACGTTTTGAGTCTTGTTAATTGCTTCTTTAGTAAAACCTGTATATTGATATTTCTTTTCATTTTCTTTGAAAAATTTATATAAGTTATCATACTTTTCTTTTTGCGCTCGATATTCAAAGCCACTCAGCACTGTACCCACCATCATACTCATATCATCACCGTTGTCATTACTACGCATTGATCCTTTTTGATGGATGGCATCTTTGTACAAAGGTAAACTTGCATTAAATACAATGCCATGATCTTCGCAATGCACATAAACTTCTACACCATCATCTTTACCTATAACATTGGTAGCTTTAACTTTTAGTCCAAAGTTATCTTTAAAGAATTGTTCACCTACTTTTTCAAATTCTTTACGATGCTTCTTCGCAAATTCAATCGCATCTTTTTCTGCAGGCGGTTGGAAGCCTTGTCCTACATATTTTGAAGCTTCCATTTCTTCTGGTACTGATTTTGTTTCTGTATTCGTGTCTTTACTTGATTCATTTTCCATAGTGGGACATCCCCCTAAAATTAATGTCGTAGCTAAAACTGATCCAACGAATTTTTTCAT